TACCTGAGCTTCCTCTATCTCTAGTATATTGTAATCCTTACAGTATACGTTGAGTAGTTAACTAAATCAAAGGAGTAAATTATGTTATCTTATAAAGAATATATAGATAAATATGCTAAAGTAGCGTATGATGAATATGTTAATGGTTATAGTATAGATGATTGGATTGAAGAATTTGGAGATGATATTATAGATAGTGTAAGTAGGATTAATAGTTAAAAAATAGCACCTAGTAGCTGATGTATATCTAGCTACTAGGTGCTTCCTTTATTTGTGTTATTAATAACTAACTTAGGAGTTCTTATGAATAAGCATATTCAAAATACTGGATATTTTCTCGTAGGTAGTGCCGTCATTACAGCAATGGCTTGTAAAACTGCATTCACGTATGCCAAAGCAGGTGTTGATACCTGTATAGAAGTTGGCAAACGTGCTAATTGCACAGAGCCATTGCATGAGCATCATGACGGATGTCCTGCTTGTGACGTGTAATATGTTAATAGAGGCTAGTACTAGTACTAGCCTCTTCCTTTATTTGTGATAATATTTAACTAACATGGAGAACATATGTCTAAAGAAAAGAAAAATAATACTGTAACTAAAGTAATCTCTTCTAATGATAAAATGAAAATGGTTGTTGTTCAAACTACTGTTCCTAATAAAAAGAATCGTAAAGGGCAACCTTTCAGAACATCTGTGACTAAACACATAAAAAAGTAACTAAAAGCTAGAGCTGGTGTATTCCAGCCCTAGCTTTTTCCTTTATTTCTGGTATATTTTGTTAACTAGTTAACCATAGGAGTTTGATATGACTGTTCAGCTACATTCTGTAACAGATAGCTTCTGGAACTTCGTTACGGAGTTTGGTTCTATTGTATCTATTGATAGAATAGATTACCCTACCCAGATGCTAGCTCACGAAAGAGCACTTGAGAATATAAGAGACTGAGATTTCTCATTAATTGCCCCTCGCACATAGCGGGGGGTCGTTAAACATTTATAACAAGCTACGGAAAGTTGTTCTTTCCATAATCTCTCCTTCGCAAGATAAGGAGATACAAAACTGGGGGCAGTCTTACGACTGCTTCCTTTATTTCTGGTATAGCAACCACGCTATATCAAACCCTAACATAGGAGTTATAGTTATGACTATAAAACTAAAGAAAGCAATTGCTTCATATTTTGAGGGACTTACACCATCAAACATCTGGTTTGGTAGAAGTAAGAAAACTGAATCTGGAGACTGGATCAATGAATCTATTAGCGTAGAAGATATTAACACATCTGATGCAGATTGGATAGTTAATATGTTCGTTCGCACTTCCGAGTGTGACGTTGATGAGTTTAATGAGACAGTTGAGGAGCTATCGGAGTTAAAGTGTCGTTTAGACGCTGATACGGCTCATGAGTGTAAAGACGATGTAGTTCGCTACATGGTTCGGAGACGCTTACCAGCCGTTTCTAGTAGCTAGTTCAGACTAGTAATCTTGGGGGCATCATTTATGGTGTCCCCAGACTCATTAAAAGAATGTGAGTCCTTCGGACTCTCGTTAATATAGTTAATTCAACACAACATAGTTTCCCCCTTTGCTACGGGAACTTAACAACAAGAAAGGATAATCTCTTCGAAGAAGAACTAAAACATCCAACAAGTATAGAAGTACAACAAGTTATTGAGTGGATCAGTAAATTAAAGGCTAAAGACGATTATGTAAGAGGATTTGAAGACGCTAGATCAGAGGCTGTCAGTATTCTTACTGGTGCAATACAAGAACTTGAATACCTTCAAGATACTATTTATGATAATGAATTTTTACATGTTATTCCATAGGAGGATATTATGACTAAGTATATTGTATTATTAATAGGTTGCATAGAGTGTGGTGTCCCATCATACCCTATTGCAATAACAGAAACAAAAAAACAAGCAGAAATTATTGTGAATCAACAAAAAAGTACATGGGAATTGTACGGTGGAGATGGATATTATGACATCTGGGAGGTGAGTCACATACCAAAAGGAAATGAGTTATTAACTAATTCTAGTTAAACTTTTTCCTCTATTTTTGCATTAAATTTGTATAGAGTCAATGTGAGTCTGAATAATGTCATAAGCTGGGCATAAAGACCACAATAACTAGACGGACTATGGTGTCTGTAACAAATCATCGATGCTCGAATGAGTAAGGTGTGCTAGTTAAGTTGTGAAGAATGGAATAAAAGCTAACAGGCTTAATACCATCATTCTTATGCAGGTGGGTTGACGAACCCAATCGTTAGAGTCCTGTCATTAACTCTGTACAATTAAAGGAACAATTAAATGACTTACAACAAACAAATCATCAAAAGAATCGAAGAAAGACTTGAGCATGGTAAAAAAGAATATCCTGACGATCTAAATGTTCATGATGGAAGAAACTGGCTCAAAGAAACAGTTGAAGAACTACTTGATTCTCTAGTATATGTAACAGCATTTGCTATACAACTAGAAGAAACAACAAGAAGAAAAAACAATATATAGGGTAGTTACGGCTAAAACCACCATTCGTAACCAGCGTGGTCTACTTTATTATCTATACACTAGCTTACATTAACAAGCAAAGCTCGAGCACGCCGACTAAGGGTTGTGAGATAGTGTAGCGTGCAGATGTAGTTAGAACCACAAGTGTCACGTAAAAGCTGTTACAATGGAAAGCGTGGGGCAACAGCACATCTGCACAAATCGTTATAACAGACGCTGGGATGGACTATGAATCAGGTAGTTGAGAACCTTGAAACATGGATAAAATAAGAGATTCGCCATGAACATCCCAGAAGATTTATTGATAGTTATTTTTTTTAGAGTTAAATTAGTATATAGGGGAAGTGGGTTTTTTTTAATTATCAACTCCTTCGATATGGTTAAAACCTGCTTCCTCTATTTCTGCATTCTAACAAAACTATGGAGTTGTATATGAAATGTTATTATCATCCCGATATAACTTTACAACACCAAGAAGTATCATATCGGGATTACACACAGCCTCAGGATGATATACTGGGGGAATCAAGAAACAAAATTCAAGATGTTTTGTATTGCCCTGCGTGTTTTGAAGAACATGCAGATAAAGGTAAGCCAATGGAACAAAATTTGGTAGCAGACCATTTTGAATATACTATTACACCTGATGAATTAAGACAGATTGAATCAGATATTGAAACAAATATTGAAAATCAGGTTAATGAAAGGATGACATGATGAATAAACTGTCATTTGTAGGACAACTAAGTAAAACATTAGGTTACGTTGCTTTTGCATTAAACAATGTAATCCGTTTTGCAGGTAATACTACACAACGTATCACAGATAAAATAACAAGTATCGATAGATATAATATAGAAATACTTGTTAACGGAGCTACTATGGTAGAGCATAAGAATCAATCAGCTGCACAATTATCTAGATTGTTAACAACAATGGATAACTTTGGTGTTACTGAGGTAATTATAACAAAAAAGATAAAGGCTGATGATGTTTCAAGTGATACAAAAGTCAAAGACTGATGCAAAAACACGGATTTGGAAAAGTGACCTATATAAACGAACATGGGAAGAAGTTTACGCTGATATTGATAAAGAAAACGACACAGGATACTATAAGGGTCAAAAAATAACATACTATTCTAAAATACAAGACAAAAAAGAGCTAACAGAAGTGATCCCAACATTCTATGAAAGAAGTATGGGTACATTTAAAACACTAGATATAGCTAAGTCTGTAGTAGAAAAGTGCAATCTTGGGTTCCCTAGTATGGAACATGAGATAGTTGAAAAATAACTCAACGGGGAAGACACTAGATTAAACAGTTAAGAGGTTTTCTGTTTTCGACCTCTTCCCCTGCGAGTAAAACAAAGGAGTTAACATGAAAAATATATCTTCAACACGTGAACTATTTATTAAAATACAGAAATTTTTAGATAGTTTAGGTTCAGGTAAACCATTTAGTGTAAAATACGCAAAAGAGCTAAGTAACGATATATCAGTACTTAGAGGAATGGTTGATGAAGAAGTAGCTAGTTATCAACAAGAACATGAGTAAGAAAATAAGAGCAATATCATTTGATAATGCTAGAGAAATAAATACGCTGGTATCAGTATTAAAAAGAGCTTCTAGTGCAATAGAACAAAGCTATTATACTGAAGACGAAAGAATACAGATCAAAAAACTATTATCTGTAACATTAGAAGTTCAACAAATGTTTTTCAAAGGAGAAAAAAATGCCATTAATAAGTAACTGTTGTGGTGCAGAAGATGTGTCCCCTTTTGGAGATGCATCTTATAGTGATATGAAAGTATGCCCAGATTGCAAAGAACATTGTGTCTTTGAATGCTATGAGCATAATCCAGTATATCAACCACCAGAACCAGAAAATAACGTACAAGAAGCATACTATTGCGATGAATGTGGTGAAGGACTACCACTTTTAGAGCAAGATATTATGCTTGAGGCAAAGGAGGAATAATGCCTGATTTTATTGACACAATGATGTATGTTGGTGAGACACCTTGGCACAAAGAGGGTGTCAAGTTAGAAAGACCACCAACAATCAACGAAGCACTTAACCACTCAGGATTGATGTGGGAAGTGCAAAAAAGACCTACATATTACAATCTTAATCCTAGTATATATGGTTCTAATTCATCAAATAATGAATCAGAAGAAGGATTTGGAAATGTAAGTACTGGACATTTTGTAACAGTACGTACAGATACACAACAAGTATTAGGACATGTATCTGGTAGGTATGAAATATTACAGAATCGTGAAGCTTTTGAACCATTTGAACCAATGTTAGATATGGGATTTACCCTAGAAACAGCAGGTGCAGTACAAGATGGTAAAAAGATATGGGTACTTGCAAAAGCACCTGAATCTTCAATGGTTGGCAATGATGTAATAGACCAATATGTATTATTATATACATCTCACGATGGTTCAGCTGGTAGTACCTTTAGACCTACAGCTGTAAGAGTTGTGTGTTATAATACACTTGAATTAGCACTTTCTAGAGAAAGTAAATGGAACTATAAATTAAAACATACTAGCAGTATTAGAGATAGAGTAAAGAATCTCACTAGTATTATAGAAAAATCCAATGGTGACTTTAGAACTGCTATAGATGATATGAATAGGTTTCAAGATAGATATATTAACGAAGATGAGTTAACATTATATCTAGAAACAGTCATACCATTTCTAAAGAATAGGCACAAAGAAAGTATTCCAGAAATGGGTATCTTTGTTCGCAACACAGCAAAACCTGTGTACGATAAAATTGTAGATAACTTCTACAATGGAAGAGGAAACAATGGTGAAACATTGTGGGATGCTTATAATGCTATTACTGAATATTATACTCATGATAAGGAATATAAAGACTGGGTAAAACAAACACAGTTTGGTAAACCATATGATTATAAAGTAAAAGCATTTAAAGTTGCTAAAATGATTGCAAATGTGCATTTAGAAGATATTACTATCAACTAACTGCATCCTCTATTTATGGGGGAAAACTTAATAATATCTTATAGTAATTGTTAAGTGCCTCAGAGAAGTGGCTGGTGGTTGTCTGCAGCACGAACCTAACAAAACACTCCCCATAATAACTTAAACAAAAAAGGAACAAATATGAAAAATAAAGTATTTGAGACACTAAGTAAAATAAATGTTAATGATATGACAGAAAAGAAAGGTCGTTTTACATACCTATCTTGGTCAGACGCAGTTAACGCAGTTAAAAATGAGTTTCCAGATACTACATGGAAAAATCATGAGTTTGTTATAGAACATAAAGAAGGTAAATATACAATACCTTATATGCTAGACCCTATAACAGGACATGGTTTTGTAAAATGTACAGTAACTATTGAAGGGCAAGAACATGAACACACACACCCTATACTTAATCATTTAAACAAGCCTATTACTAAACCTGATGCATTTGCTATTAATACAGCACAGCAGCGTTGTTTAGCTAAGTGTCTTAGTTTACATGGTTTAGGGTTATATATCTATCAAGGCGAAGATCTTCCAGTTCTTACTAAAGAAGAAGAAGACCAGCAAGAAATAGATAAGGTTTATGATAGACCAGAAACATTGCTAAATGGTAAAACACCTGTAGAAGGTGGCATTACAGTCGACCAAAATGTTAAACTAGACAGATTATCACGTGACCCAGCATTAAAAGGGACAGATACACAGTCAGTTATTAAAACATATATCGACACAATGCCAACTAAAGAAAGTGCTGACAGAGCAATAACTAAATTACAAAACAAAATAAAGGAAGCTAAGAAATGAGATTAGGAACTACAAATAACAATACCTCTAACACTTCGAGTGGTGGAGGTTACAGAACTGTAGAGAAAGTTAAACATGTTACTATAAGATACGATGAGAAACCAGCAAAGTACATGAAATATAATAGTGATGTATGCTTAGATGTAACATTTACTAGAACACGTAAAGATGGTGAACCTTACGATAAAACATTTACTATATCTGGTAATTTTAATCGTGAAAAGAAAACTTGGGGTTCAGCATTTAAGGTACAGCGTTTCTTTGAAGTATGTGATGTAGATACTAAAGACATAAATGATGACTGGAGTATACCAGACTCTTGGCTAGATATGGTAGTAGGTAAAGAATTTTCTTTTATCTCTTATCCATCTACTAGAAAGAAAGAAGATGGTAGTCCATACTGGAATGATTATGATTTAGTAATGCATCCTAACAAAGGTTCAGACGCACACAAATCTGAATTTATGAAATCTGTTAATGACGGATGGGTAAAAGATTACTCAACTAATAGTGCATTAGGAGATTTCGAAGCTGGTTCTGGTAAAGTAGACCTTAATTCTGAGGAACTTTCTTTATAGTGCCAGTACCAACTATTAATCATATTCTGAAGAAATGGTTACGCAGAAGATTAGATCAAGGAAATTTCGTAGTCGCATCTCACGAAATTGAAACTGATTTACCTGCTTATGGTAGAGAATACTGGGGGAGACAACATACCCCCAGTACCTACTCTAGAGCATGGCGTGATTTTAAATCAGGAGATGATATGAGAGACATAGATGTAATAAGTATCGAACCAATAGAAAATGAAAGCAAACAAACATCATGGATACTAAAGACTGGTATTTAGAATACGCAGTCGGCAGCATATCTAACAGAATGAATATCTGTAGAGTTGACGAGTTTAGTGATATTGTTAAAAAGAATTTTGGTCAAGAGATATACAACAGTATGTTTCTATATAATCACGATATTATAGACCACGTTAACAAAACAGGTAGTGTTTCAGAGTTTAACGGTGAACAAGCAATAGATAAAATAGTTCTAGATATTGACCTAGTAGGAGAAAAGTCTGGAGACAAAACAAAAGATAAACTATTAGAATTAGTAGATGTTATGAATGGCAAAGGCATTGGTAACGAACTAATACAATTATGGTTTTCAGGTTCTGGATTTCACATCCACATACCAAATATCTATGGTTTTGAACCATCAAACAACATAGCTAAGATAGTAAGAGCTACTTTACAAAGAGATTTTGGAAACTATATAGATATGATCTATGATAGTAGGAGATTAATACGCTCTGGGTATTCATATAACAAAAAAACTAGTTGTTATAAAATACCCTTATCTCTGCAAGAAGTCGAGCTTTGGGACTATGATGGCATAAAGGACTTCGCTAAAAAGATCCGAAATGACTGGATACCCCCAAAGTTCGATGCAGATAAAGACTACAAGCTAAACGACTTTGAACCAATGGACATAAGTCGTAAAAACTCGAATGAACATCGTAAGATATTCGAAAATCGTAGAGGAATTACAACCAGATGGATAACATGTGCACAACACATTTATAATGATGGTGAAGTTCCAAACATGAGACACAAGAATCTACTAAGAGTAGTTAGTTTGTGGATAAGACATTATGGATTTGATAAAATTGCCTGTGATAACCTCGCAAGAGCATATATGTCAAAAATGAATAATCCACTACCAGCTGACGAAGTTAGTAGACTTGTTGCTGACGCATATAAAATAGGTGGCTATAAATATGGATGCGATGATGAAGTACTAAGCCAATATTGTGATAGTAAATGCACTTTATTTAGATTTAAGAATCTAGATGAAGAAAGCAAGGTACTAAACTCCGATGAAATGGTTGATATGTTAGTAAACTACTTAAATACAGATTTCTCTGATAAGTCATTTAATCTAAAAGATATATTCCCTTTTATGCAAAATGACTTCTTATTTAGAGGTGGTGAACTAGCAATGTTAATAGGAGACACAAAACTTGGTAAAACTGCATTCTGGCAATATATAATAGCTAATCTACCAAAAGTAAGCACGTTATTCTTATCATTAGAAGTGGATAAAGAAAAGATCACTAGAAGATTTATTCAACAAACACTTAAAATGAATAAAGAAGAAGTGGAAAAATTACTAAAAGAACGAGACTCATATGTAATTAACAAAGCTAAAGAAGTTATGAGCAATATAAGCCTCACAACTGCTGCAGAAGCACCTGATATAACACAGTATTCTGAACTCATTGAGAAAAGTAATGCTAAAATAGTCGTTGTAGATACAATTGATAGAGTGAAAGCTAGGTACGCTAAGAATGACCTACTTCAAAAACAAAACTATATCATAAACGAACTAAAAGACCTAGCAATGAAAGAAGAAGTTATTATATTAGGAGTATCACATATATCAAAAGGAGCATCTTTTAGATTAAAAGAAGGCGAACGATTAGATATACATAGTGGTAAAGGCAGTAGTGATATGGAGCAAAAAGCTGATACAATAATTAGCTTTGAAGGTGATAGAAACATGAGCAGCAAACGTAGAATAGAAGCGTTGGGTGCTCGTGATAATACACCATTCGAATTACTAGTTAACTTCGATTGGAAGACTTTTACATTTAGTAAAAGAACATAACAATGATAGGGCACTTATTCCTTTATTTGTGCCCTATTACACATACTAAAGGACTTATTATGGGTAAAATAATAATCAACATAAAAAAAGACAAACTGTATAGCGTAGAAGGCACAGACACCGAAGTTGAAATAAGAGATAACGAACAAACACATTACATGATATTTAGAAAGCAGGAAGAAATATATGAAAGAGGCAAAGCAGATAACTATTTTCGGGATACCGATCATCAAATTTCTATGGAGAAAGGATCCTGAATACCACAGTTTTAAGATAATTTTAATAAGAACATTTTTAGTAGGATGTGGATATGCATTACACGAAGAAGCAGAGCATATACACATAAGTATAGGTATAACAAGACTAGAGCTTTTCTGGAGCTTTAGTATAAAGAAAAGGTGGTTAATGTGAACAAAGATGAAAAACTATTTGCAGAAGAATGTATAGAATTACAGCAAAGAGTTGCTAATATATTAAATAGTTATATAGATAAGTCTAAAATACTTAATGAATCAGAAATGATGGGAGTAATTATAACTGTATTAGCAGATACTTTATGTAATACATTTACATTTAATAAACGAAGTAAGAAAGAAGTTATGAAGTTCTTCGAGTCTAGACTTGACCATAATTACAATTATAATGAAAAGGAAGTAGGAGAAGCATGAAGAACTTAACAGATAAATGGAATAAAATTGCAGCAGACCAGCTGCTTGGTAGACAAATAGTCAAAGTAGAATATATGTCATCAAAAGAATGTGAAGAACTTGGCTGGTATAATAGACCAGTAATGTTTCAATTAGATGATGGCAATTGGATATATCCATCTCAAGACGATGAAGGTAATAATGGAGGAGCATTATTTACTAATCATAAAAAAGAATGGGTTTTGCCTGTTCTTAGTGTAGGAGATTAGTGTGAGTGGCAAAGCACCTAAACAAAAAGGCAACAGAATAGAACGTGAGTGTGTAAACTTAGCTAAAGGATTTGGCTTTGAGTCTAAAAGAGCATGGGGTTCTGATGGCAGGTCACTCGGATGGCACGAAGAAGTGGACATGACAATCACTATAGGAGATAGTCTAAAACATGACTTATTCAAGTTTCAAGTCAAAGGTCGTAAAAAGATTGGAGACCTATATAAACCTTGTGACGAAGTATATGGACAAATAATCAAAGAAGATCGTAAAGACGCTTTAGTTACTATACGATACAAAGACTTGTTAACGCTCTTTAAGAGAATAACAGGATAACTTTAACTAATAAACTAACGAAAGGACTATTTCGTATGTGGTTTATGGAGTTAAGGCTGATAATAAAGGGGTGTTGGTTGGCGTTAGCACCCCTTTTAAACAAGGAGTTTAAATGGATAACAACACAAAACTAGAAATTCAACGATTATTAGACGAACTAAAGAAAAATATAGAAAAACTAGAGGAAATTATAGATGAGTCGTATGATACAGGAGTTTTTGGAAAAGACTACTAATAAAGTAATACCTAAAAAACAATCTAAACAAAAAGCTGGTTTATCTAATAAAGCAGATAGAACAATTAAATATTGTGAAAATTGCTCATATTGCTGGGAACCAGAATATAATGCAACTAGACAAAAGTCAAAATGTATGATATTATACTATAAAGACTTTCCAAATTACAAAAAACCAAGAGAGGAGTGTCCTAAATGCGTAAACTTACGAAAGAGGAATACGAAAATAAGCTAAATATTGCAATAAACGGATTTGATGATATTATTACTATTCATAGTGATAGCGGTACTCTTAAAAAGATAGCTAAACTAACATTAGAAAAAATAATAGAAAGGGAAATTAAATGACTAACATAGATAAAATAATAAGAAATATATTAGAAGGATATAGAGGCATAAATCTTAATTATGACGCTGTTATACAAAAGTTAACCTATGAACTATCTACTGCTGTATTAGAAGAATATGGTAAAGAAATAAGTAAACAAGGTGATAGAACACTTAAAATGTTAAAAGATACATTTGAAGAATCTAAATTTGCCATTCAGGCATTTGATAATGAGGAGGAAGAATGAACAAAAAACAAATCAAACAAATCTTTAAGAACAATAATGTACAGCTTGGAGCTGGATCTTTAGAAGTAATTGAAGATGAACTAAATCGCTATGTAAGAATATTAGCTGTTAACTGCAATAACGGCAACGTAAAGAGACTTACACCAGACTTAATGTGGGTAGCTTTAGGAAGACACGAATTATAATGGAATATTATGAACTTCAACCTGTTATTAAACATTCCAATGGAAAAATAGAACATGCCGCTAGAGTGTGTTCTGTCTGCAATGCTGGAATGTTAAGTGGCTACGTATTATGGGATGGAGAAGAATATGCTTGTAATGATAAATGTCTTTATAAACTAAAAGATCACAAAGGTAATCTATGGACTTTAGAATCATTTAGTGATTATTTTGAAAATTACGAAGGTCACGATTATTTATCTACAAGTGATTGCTATTGGACTGATTGGTATGAATGCGATGAATACGAATGTCATATATGTGAAGCAATAATAGGAGAACAAAACAACAAATAAAGGAGGAAATATGGGAGCATGGGATAAATTATACATAGAAGTAGGTAGATTTAAAGATGCATCAGAAGCATATGATCTACTTGTTGAAGAAGAAATATACGAACATGGACATGATGGTTATAATGGTACAATATCTACATCAGCAGGATTCTTTATGAGAGAAGACCATCCTAGATACGGAACAAAGAAATGGGATGATTTCTATGAAAAAACATTAGATGGAACAAAGTTTTCTAATTGGAACTGTATCGAAATAAAAGGTTCTTTTCTAAAGAAACTTAAAGAGGACTATGGCTACAAAAACAAAAGAAATATAAAAGCTTTTGTATTTTGGGGATTAGCTGCAATATGAAAAAGAATATCTATGCTCATAGTATACTTTCATTAATCCTAAATGACTTAGGACAGAAAATAAATTATGAGCATAAATATGCAGACACAGATAAAGTAGTATTTCATGATGGAGCACATCATGGATATATATGTGGCTTAGATGATGCTTATGGTATTATACAAAAATATCAAAAAAGAATACGAAATAAACCATTAACAAAGGAGGTATAATGGGTTACAGGTCAGAAATAATAGCTGGAGTACCAGCTGAACGTAAAGAAGAAGCACTAGCGATAATTAATGAGTGGGATGAAGTTTCTGAAACAGATGATACATTTTATATGCATGCATATGAATGGAAATGGTATGATGCTTATGATGATGTCGCCAAGTTTAATAAGTTTATTAGTAAGCTAGAAGACGAATACCAAGGAACAGAACATAAACCATTTTTAATAGGATTAGGTGAAGATGGAGCTTGTCATACTAGACTAGGTGAACCATATGAACATGATATATATGAAACTTCATATATAGAATCACCTATTAAATGGAAATCGTGGATAATTGATAAATAATCATGATAATTATAACATTGTGGGAATGGGTATTAAACTTATTTATCTTTAGTATAAGCTTAGTATTAACACTAATAAGCGTAGCGGGATTTATACTATTAATATACATTCTTAAACAACCCAAAGGAAATAGTAATGGAATTACAAAAAGCAAACACAGTATACAAAACAAACGATTATGAAATGTTCAAAAAGATGAAACATAATCGCTATGTTAGGGATCAACATGTTCAAA